CCCCTTGTGGGTGCCAGTGGGGTGCACGGCTACGCCCACTAGGCTTCAGCAAAATCGCCCCCCCGATATTATACTTTTTTAAAGGATATTCTGCCTAAAATGGATTCTCCCAACAACTCCAGTGGTTTACAGTAGGCAAAATGCTATCCATTCCTAATTAGCAAAATCTAATATTGGATTAATGGAACAACATCAAGCACATGGCTGACCCCCCCTCAAATAGTTCGTTGTTTAACCAGTTAACATCATAAAGCATTAACATACCAAGCACCTAACTACTATTCCACATGTTTGAGGGATGACGGGTCAAACTTGAGTCAACGCCGACTCAAGGCGAGCCGTGCCCGGTCATGGCCAGACGCGGCCAGAATGCAGGCAACAAAAAACCCCCGATCCTTTCGGACCGGGGGCGGCAGGGTAAGGTGTGGATTACTTGGCGAGCTTTGACATGAGTCCGACAAAGTCGGCCACGGCGGTGGAGACATCGGCGCTCACCGTGTCGCGGTTCTTGGCGACGAACCCGGACATCATCTTCGCCATGTTCAACAGGTGAGCATGGGCGCTGGCGGCGTCGGTCACCTTCGGATTGGTGAGCACCTTCGGCGCATTCTTGTCTGCCTTGTTGCGCTCACGCGCACCGCCAGTGTTGTTCACCGCCTTGACGCCCAACTTGGCACGCGCGCGGTTGAAGCGGCGAGCGGCGGCGCGGCAGAGCGCATGTTGTTCCGGCGTGCGCTTTACCTTGCCAGCGGGAACCGTCTTCGCTTCCGGGTTCACGCCATCCATGATGGACAAGGCGAGCTTACGGTGCGCTTCGGTCACGTCACCACCCTTCGCCAGACCATTGGCAACGTACCCTTCGGTATACGCGGCGAGCGCCTTCGGCAGGTTCTTTTCGGCGCATGCGGTGATGATGCTTTCCGCCAGCTCTTGACGGTGGGCGCTCACGCCAGCGGCGAAGAACGGAGTTGCGTCAAAGGCGGCGCGCTTGGACTTGGTAGCCATGGTGTAGTTTCCTTCTCTTTGTTTGCGTGATCAACACCGTGTCAATCACTAGACACATAATACATCATTTGAACATGTACGCAAGTACTAATGGTTGACAGGTTAAACCCTTGAGTCACCTGACTCAAACCGAAGCCACGCGCCGGAACCCATCCCCTTGAGTCACCTGACTCAAAGGCCCGACCACGCAACCACCTGACTACTATTCCGATATTTAAGGATGAGATCGTCCGATAAAATATACCGACAACCACCTAACTACTATTCCGGGGGAAGGAAGGGACAGGGTCACAAAAAAGCCCCGGCGTGAACCGGGGCAGTTTCAGGGTGATGCGGGGAACGCAGTCACAAGTGGAGGATTGCTTAGACCTGTGTCAGCGTCAAGACGCAAAAAAGCCCCGCTTGTGAGGCGGGGCTAGTTGGGGGAGGAAGCTCGAACTAACTGGATAGACGGCGATAGAGTTGGGTCCGATCACCCGCCTGCAGCAAACGATCAAGCTGCAGGGTTGTGGTGAATTGTCCGGCCTTGCCTTTCCGGTGTTGGGCAATGCGCAGGCGGAGCAGGCGCGCCCGATAGAACAGCTCGATGTGGGCAAAGTGATACATGACGGCGAATCCTCTCAGGGGTTGAAACGAAAAGAGGGGAGGGCTTGCGCCCTCCCCCCTGTGGTCACTTGGTCTTGATGGCCGACACGGCTTGCTCGAACAGGTTGAGCTTGCGCGTGATCTCAATCGAGAGGGCGCGAGCTTCCTCGGGCAGGTCGAGTTCCTTGTTCGCTGAGATGAAATTCACCCAGCCCTCGCGAAACTTGTGAGCCGTTCCGGCCATGTCCTTCACGGCCTTGGCCTTGAGCGTGAAGCCCTCGACCTTGGTCACGGCCTTTTCCTCGGGCTTGCTGGTGCTGCGTTCGCGTGCTCCGCCCGAATTGTTCGCGGCCTGAATTCCGGCCTTGGCACGGGCGCGATTGAAACGGCGGGCACCAGCACGGCACAAGGCGTGCTCAGTTTCGGAACGGCGGAGCTTGCCGTCCGGCACGGTCTTGGCCTCGGGGTTGACCCCGTCGACAATGGCCTGAGCCTGCTTGCGCAGCTCCGCATCAATCGGCTGGCCCTTGGATATGCCAGCCGCGACATAGCCCAGCACGTACGCCGCAAGGGCGCGTTCCACGTCAGCTGTGGGGCAGCCCTTGATAAGGCCGATCTCATTCGCATCTGCGAACGAGGCCGTTGCACCTGCGAGGAAGAAAGGCTCGACGCTGTAAGCGGGGGCCTTGACGGCCTTGGCCTTGCGGGCGGGGGAGGTCTTGGTCATTTGGGTAGTTCCTTCTCATGGGTTAAGTGGCGAGGTCATCTCGACCACAACCCACATATAGGAACGTCTGAGCAGGAACGCAAGCAAATAGTGTTTACCAGGTGATAGGGGTCAAAACGGCGGGTCATTGCAGCTCGGGGTTGTTTGAGTCACTTGACCCAAGACGGCACCCATGCCCCTCCCCTCCCCCCTCGGGGGGCATGCCATGTCCTCCCCCTACCCCCCATAAAGAATTCTTTGACCGGGGCGGAAGGGGGCAGGGGGTTTCGCGGCAATCATACACATACACATACATGGTCCCCCATATAATCTGGCCCATTTTTTCCATTTCTTAACGCCCCCTAAACCCCCCTCCAAAAAATTTTTTCCCGAAAATTTTGGCCCCCATGACTGCAATTTGACAGTAGCATGCCAACGGATTACACATTATCCGATCAGGAGAGCCCCGATGGCAGCCAGCCAACACGCAGCAGAGTTTATCCGCATGTGCTTGGAGACACGCACAGCCGCGCACATGCTCCACCTGCAAGCCAAGAGCTTCGCCGTTCACGAGGCGCTGGGTGGGTTCTATGCTGGCCTGTCGGACCTGATTGACACGCTGGCCGAGACATATCAGGGCCAGTACGGGGTGATCGAACGCTACCCCGAGAAGGTGCCGCCCAAGATCGACGACCCGGTGAAGCTCGTCACGGCCTTCATCAAGTGGGTGGCCGAGAACCGCAATGACTGCGCGACTGACTCGCACATCCAGAACATCATCGACGAGATCGTGGCGCTCGCCAATCGTACCCGGTACAAACTGGTCAACCTCAAATGAGGGAGCCATGAACGCGATTTCGACAGAGCTTAAAAGCTTCCTGCCAGTGAACCCGGACAATCCGGCAGAGCTGGGTTACCCGGTCACGCTCCCCATCGAAGTCGCCCTGCGCACGGCCCCCATCAAGACCATCTGTGAAGCGTACGGCCTCTCCCGCGAGGAGTGGGAGGTGCTGCGCAACCATCCGCAGTTCGTCAAGGACGTGGCGGTGGCGCATGACGAGCTGAAGAAGGAAGGCATGTCGTTCCGCATGAAGGCACGGCTGCAGTCAGAAGAACTCCTCAAGACATCGTGGCGGCTGATCCATGCGTCCAACGACGACGTTCCTCCGAGCGTGAAGGCCGACCTCATCAAGTTCACCATTCGCGCGGCGGGGCTTGAGGCCGACAAGGGCGCGACCGGTGGACCGGCGAACAATCTGCAGATCAACATCAACTTGGGCTGACAAGGAGATCATCATGGCCGGAATGCCCAAGAGCCCAGCGTGGCAGCGCAAGGAAGGCAAGAACCCCAAGGGCGGGCTCAACGCCAAGGGTCGCGCCAGCGCCAAGGCGGAGGGCATGAACTTGAAGGCCCCGGTCAAGTCCGGCGACAACCCGCGTCGCGCAAGCTTCCTCGCGCGCATGGGCGGCATGCCCGGACCCGAGAAAAAGAACGGCGAACCGACACGACTGCTGCTCTCCCTGCAAGCGTGGGGAGCCAGCTCCAAGGCCGACGCCAAGAAGAAATCTGCTGCGATCAGCGCCAGACTCAAAGCGAGGGAGAAGTGACATGGACCACATTGGCTATCTTGCGATCTTGTCGGAAACGGTCCTGAGCCTGTTCGCTTGGCTCTGTGTCGTGATCTTCATGGCCGGACTGTTGGTGCTCAACCGCATCGACACCTTGGTCCATGTGGCGCATGAGGACTGCACTGCGCGCGAGGATGAGCGCCGCAAGTGACAGTCATCAGCTACACACCGCCGCGTGTCCTGAAGGAGTTCATCAAGGACTACCGGCAGGGGGAGCTGTTCTACGACTGGGTGGTGGGGCCGGTGGGTTCGGGCAAGACCACCGGCATCTTCTTCAAGCTGATCCGCATGGCTTCGCTGCAGAAGCCGGGGCCGGACTGCATAAGGCGCACGCGTGCGGTGATCGTCCGTAACACGCTCCCGCAGCTGCGCGACACGACCATCAGCTCGTGGAACTATTGGTTCAAGGAAGGTCAGGCCGGTACGTGGAAGCTGACCGAGTGGAAATTCACGCTGCGCTTCGGCGATGTGGAGTGCGAGGTGCTGTTCCGGCCTCTCGACACCGCCGAGGACGTGGCTCGCGTGCTTTCTCTTGAAGTGACATTCGCCATCCTCGACGAGTTCGTGCAGATACCGCGCGAGATCGTGGATGCCCTGTCGGCGCGTCTTGGACGCTATCCCTCCGCCAAGGACGGCGGGGCGACCAACTGGGGCATGTGGGGGTCATCGAACCCCGACACCGAGGACAACTGGTGGTACGAGTACCTTCACAAGGGACTGCCCGAAAATGCCCGATACTTTGTCCAGCCGTCTGGGTTCTCAGCAGCTGCGGAGAACGTCGAGAATTTGCCCGGTGGACAGGCGTATTACACAAATCAGGCAAAAGGCAAAAGCGAAGCTTGGATCAAGCAGTTCATCGAGTCTGAGTGGGGCTTCTCCATTGCCGGTAAACCAGTGGTGTCTACATTCCGGTCGGACCTCCACATTGCCCGGCGTCCTGTTCAGTTCAATCGCCACCTCCCCCTTGTTGTTGGATTTGATCCGGGTCTTGCAGGCTCAGCCCTCATCTTCGGACAGGAGGACGCAGCCGGGCGACTTTGCGTACTGGGGGAGCTGATCCAGTCAGGCTATGGCGCGCAGCGATTGATCAGTGAACGGATCAAACCATACATCCGCGAGCATTTCCCCGACGCGCAGGTCATCATTGCCCCGGACCCGGCTGCCGCCAACCGCTCACAGTCGGACGAGAAGTCCGTGGTGGACGAGTTCAAGCGGCATTTCACCGTCAAGGTCGAGTCCAACAACCGCCTGCCGATCCGGCTGGAAGCCATCGAGTTCTTCACCACCCGGCTGGTGGAGGGCGGGGCCGCCCTGCTGATCGACCCCACGACCTGCCCGACGCTGACCCGCGCCCTCAAGGGCGGCTGGCGCTACGTGATGGACACCAAGCGGGATGTGATCAAGTCACCTGAGCCCGAGAAGAACGCCTACAGCCATCCGGGGGATGCCTTCGGTTACCTGTGCAGGTTCTTCCAACGGCAGGCGCTGCGTGATATGAAGTACACAGGTGTTAATACGAAATCGTTCACACAGCAGCGCAGCTACGGCGCGGCGTACCACATCAGGTAGGAGCTGACTTATGGCACAAGACGACGAGATGATGGCTCCTTCCGTGCCGGTCCCTTCGACGGACGGCAACGCGCCTGTGCGCAAGCTCAAGTCCGAGGAGCTGGGCAGGCTCGGCGAGTCGCTGCATCGCCTGTTCGACCAGTACGTGTCGGACCGCCGCGTCGCGGAGCTGCGCTGGCTGCGCAACCTGCGCCAGTACATGGGCATCTACGACCCGGACATCGAGAAGGAGCTGGCACCCAACCGCTCGCGCGCCTATCCGCGCGTGACGCGCGTCAAGTGCATCTCGGTGCTCAGCCGGATTATGAACCTGATGTTCCCCGGCAACGAGCGCAACTGGGAACTCCGGGCCTCGCCGTCACCGGACATGAACCCTGCTGACGTGATGGAGGCGATCCAGCGCGAGCAACAGAAGCAGCAGCAGGAGGGTGTGCAGGTCCAGATCACGCCTGAGCTGGTGGAGCTGGCGACGACCCGTCTAGCCAGTGACCGTGCAGAGAAGCTGTCGGTGGTGATCGACGACCAGCTGCAGGAGATCGGCGGCGACCAGACGCAGGACTACATCTCGCTGAATCGCAAGGTGTGCAGCTCGGGCATCATGTTCGGCCTTGGCCTGCTGCGCGGTCCGTTCGCGCGTGAGTACACCACGACGAGCTGGGAGATGGACCAGCAGACCGGCCAGCCCACGCCGACGCAGAAGGTGCGCTACAAGCCGATGTTCGAGTTCCTGCCGGTGTGGGATTTCTACCCCGACATGTCGGCCAAGACACTGCAGAACATGGATGGTTATTTCACGCGCGTCGTGATGTCCCGCTCGCAGCTGCGAGCACTGGCCAACCGCCCGGACTTTTTCGGTGATGTGATTAAGGGCTATCTGCGCAACACGCAGCAGGGTAATTACAAGGCTCAGAACTTTGAGTCCGAGCTGCGCTCCATGGGCGTCAAGACGAACGTCAACGAGCAGAAGCCCGAGACGAACAAGTACGAGGTGATCGTGTGGTACGGCCCGGTGTCCGCGACGACACTGGTGGCTGCCGGTGTCAGCGTGCCCGAGAACAAGATGGCCGACGACATTGAGGCCGAGGTCTGGATGATTGACCGCTATGTGATCAAGGCCGACATGAACCCGTGGCGCAAGATGGGCGTCAACGTCAAGACGATCCATCCGTTCCTGTTCGACGAAGACGACACGTCGCCGGTCGGCAACGGCCTGCCCTACGTGGTGCGCGACAGCCAGATGTCCATCGCGGCCTCGACGCGCATGCTGCTCGACAACGCCAGTTCGGTGTGCGGCCCCAACTTGGAGGTCAACACCGACCTCATGCGCGCCGATCAGGACATCACCTCGGTGCACAGCTACAAGATTTGGTACCGCGAAGGTACCGGGCAGGAAGCATCCATGCCTGCGATCCGCAACGTGCAGATTGACAGCCACATGGACGAGCTGCTGAAAAGCATCGACCTGTTCATGAAGTTCGCGGACATGGAGACATTCGTGGGTCCGGCGACGGGCGGCGACATGTCGCGTGGACCCTCGGAGCCTTTGCGCACGGCAGCCGGTGCATCCATGCTGCGCGGCGACGCGGCACTGCCCTTCAAGGACATTGTGCGCAACTTTGACTCCTTCACGCAGTCGGTGATTTACTCGCTCGTCGAGTTCAACCGCAAATTCAACCCGGACCTCGCGCCGACCGGCGACTATAACGTCGTGGCACGCGGTGCAACGAGTCTGATCGCGAAGGAAATTCGCGGCATTCAGATCGACACACTTGCATCGACCCTGACCCCCGAGGAGCGCATGCATGTGGACGAGCGCAAGTTGGTTGAGGCGAGGTTTGCAGTCCGCGACCTCACCAACTTGTTGCTCCCCATGGACGACGTGATGCGTCGTCAGGCGGCGCAGTCGCAGAGGCAGAAGGAGATGGAGGAGCAGCAGAGGGAGCTGTCCGAGGCCAACGTCCGCAAGCTGCTGTCCGACGCGTTCAAGAACATCGCACAAGGCCAGAAAAACAGCGCAAACGCCGACGCGGTGACCGCCAAGTCCGCGCTCGACATCATGGAAAAAGGGCTGACGGAAGATGATGGATCAGAAGAAGGCGAAAATGGAGATGCTGGCTAGGACCCTGCACGAGCGTCGGGGCACTCACGAGGTGCATACTGCGCTCGAACTCCTTGATGGCCTCCTTGAAGGGGTCAAAAATAACCTGTTAACATGTGACTCAAATGCGTTTAATCGGTTGCAAGGTGAGGCACAGGCGTACGATAAGCTAATACGTCTTATTACACGCCCCAGCATCAACCTGCAGAAAGCTAAGGAGTAGTTTATGGCTGACGTGGCACAGAAGGTCGAGGAAACCCCGGCTGAGATCAATTTCGAGGACGCTTTTGCACGACTTGCGGAGCTGGAGGAGGGCAAGCAGCCGGATTTGACTGAGCCGCAGCCCGCACAGGACGAAAAACCTAGTGTCGACGAGCCTCAACCTGCTGAAACTGCTGAGGAAACGGAGTCTGAGGCGGAAAAGCCCTCGGAACCGGCACCAGAGCCCGCCCCGGCAGCCGCCAAGCCCAACGAAGACGAGGTTTTGCGCCGTTTGGCGCGTCTGGTGGAGGAAAAGCAGCCGGAACAGCCTGCGCCGCAGCCTGCGCAGCAGCAGCCGCAGATTTACTCGGCTGACGAGCAGGAATTCCTTGCGTCCTACGAGAAAGAGTGGCCGGACGTGTCGCGCGCGGAGTCCCTGCGCCGTCGCGCCGAGTACCGCGAGCTGGTGGGTTATGTGCTGACCGAGTTTGCCAAAGAGCTGCGCCCGCTTGCTGAAACCGTGCAGGTTTTGTCGCAGCGCACACACCTGTCGGACCTCAAGTCCACAGTGGAAGATTACGACACGGTCCGCGACAATGTGATTTCGTGGGTTGAACAGCAGCCGACGTATTTACAGGTTGCCTATAAACATGTAATAGAAAACGGAACGGTCGATGAGGTTGCAGACCTCGTGGGTCGGTACAAGCGGGAAACAGGTGCTTCGGCCACCCCGGCCTCGGCCCCTGCGGCTCGCAGAGCGGATACTGAGCTGCCTTCAGCGACCAAACAAGCGGCTGCTGCATTGGCCCCAGTCAGTTCCAAGCGTTCGGCGGTTGTGCAAGCGTCTGACCCGGATGATTTCGAGTCTGCCTTTGCATCCTTCGCCAGCAAAATGTGAACTCAGCTAGGAGCTAAACAATGGCACAGGTTACAAGCTACGGCGACATCTCCCCGGCAGTCGCTGCCTATTCCGTGGTGCGCATGCTTAAGCGTGCGATGCCCTACCTCCACCTCGAAAAGTTCGGTCAGGTCTACCCCCTGCCGACCAACTCGACCCAGACCGCCAAGTTCCGTCGCTACTTCCTCAGCGGCACGACCGGCTCGGCTGGCTCGGGCTCGGGCAACTTCTACATCCCGGTGGCCACCACGCCGCTGGTTGAAGGTGTGACCCCCTCGGGCAGCAAGCTGGCCAACGTGGACTACACCGTGACGCTCGGCCAGTACGGCGACTACGTGACCATCACCGACGTGATCATGGACACGCACACCGACTCGATCCTGCAGCAGACCACCGACATCCTCGGTGAATCGGCTGCCATGACCGTCGAGACGCTGCGCTTCAACGTCCTGAAGGCTGGCACCAACGTGTTCTACGGTAACGCCGTGGCCGGTCGTTCCTCGGTTGTGACCGCCATCGCACTGGCCGACCAGCGCCGTGTGACCACGGCCCTCAACCGCCAGAACGCGAAGAAGATCACGCAGGTCGTGGCCTCCAACGCCGACTTCAACACCAAGTCGGTGGAAGCGTCCTACATGGCTGTGTGCCACCCGGACCTCGAAACCGACATTCGTACCATGAGCGGCTTCAAGCCGGTGGCTGACTACGGTCCGCACACCACGCCGTTCGAGGGCGAAATCGGCTCGGTCGAGCAGGTTCGCTACCTGACATCGACGGTCATCGCCCCGTGGGCGGATGCCGGTGGTGCCAAGGGTGCCATGCGCTCGACATCGGGCACCAGCGCCGACGTGTACCCGGTCCTCGTGTTCGGTCGCGATGCCTTCGGTATCGTCCCGCTGAAGGGCAAGTCGTCCATGACCCCCATGGTCGTCAACCCCAAGCCCGCTCCCGGCGACCCGCTCGCCCAGCGCGGCACGGTCGGCTGGAAGCTCTGGACCGCCACGGTGATCCTGCAGGAAGCCTTCATGGCTCGCCTTGAAGTGGCCGCCACCGCCTGATGACTGAAGGGGGTGCATAAGCTGCACCCCCTTTCATCAACTCAATCCTCTAGGAGCTGAAACACAATGGCTACAGTAGCTGCAACTTCTCAGGCGATGGGCGTCGATAATTTCGCGTCCGGGTCCTTCACATCTGACAACACCGCGACCATCGTCAACGTTGGCTTCAAGCCGCGTTGGGTAAAGGTCGTCAACACCACCGACGTGATCGTGTGGGAGAAGATCGAAGGTATGGCTGCCGCCAACTCGGTGAAGACCGTGACGGCTGGCACCACGACCATCGACACTGGCTCCGCCATCGTCATCAACACCGATGGCACCTTCACATTGTCGGCCACAGCGGTCGGCAACGCCAAGGCGATCTCGTGGGTTGCAATGGCCTGATCTACCGGGGGAGCTTCGGCTCCCCCAACCTTTATCTGGAGGTTCGCGATGGGCGAGTGTGTCATCAAGATTGAACGACTGAACAATGGCTGGGAGGTCGAGATGACCGACCCCGAGATCGTCAAGCAGAACCAGAAGCCCAGCAAGGGCAACAGCTATACCCCCTACAAAGACCCCAAGGTCGCCTACGCCTTCAAGAAGAAGGAGGAGGTTGTGAAATTCATCTCGGCCAACCTTGAGAAGGCCATGCCGATGGATGAGTACGAGAGCAGCTTCGATGAAGCCGCCGCAACAAAAGAAGAGGACTGAAATGAGCGAATTTGATGATGTCGAGCCGAACCTTGCCCCGACGAAGGCGGCCTCGGCCAAGGTCCGTACCCCCAAGACGGTGAAGGACACAGACCGCGTCCGCATCATCCTTGAGGAGAACGATGAGATTCCGCCGACCGGCCTGTTTCTCGGCCTGAACGGCAAGGGCTTTCTGATCCGCCCCGGCGAGGAAGTGGATGTCCCGATGGGCGTCAAGGAAATCCTCGACCATGCGGTTATGTCCGCACCCCAGATGGACCCTGCTACGAAACAAATCGTTGGTTATCGCGAGCGGATGCGCTATCCATATCGTCTGGTGAACTCTTAATATGAGATGGTCCGATGAAACTTGGCGAGTTGCTGGACGAGCTTCGGGTTAATATCCTGAACGACCGCTCCGACCGCACAGGCGGGTCATCGGACTATTTATGGACTGACGCGACGCTGACTCGCTACATTAACGAGGCTCAGCGTCGCTTCGCCCGTAAGGGCCTTGTGATCCGTGACAGCCGGACCGCAGACTGCTGCGAGGTCACGCTGGTGACCGGCCAGAACCAATACACACTCCATGCTTCAGTGCTGGCGGTCATCTCGGCTCGGCTCGACGGTGACCCGGCTGATTTGGTGCGCGGCGGGCATGCGGCCTTCGACACCTATCACCAGCCGGATGCTTACTACTTTGACCCGTCCCAGCTTTCGACAATCCCGCCCGGTAAGCCGTTGGCCTACAGCACCGACGAGACGCTGGCTGCAGATGACAACGGCTCGGTCGGTGCCATGTCGCTGCGAATTTACCCGCCGCCCACCGCTACCTACGCAGGGCAAAAGATCAAGCTGCGCGTTGCGCGCTTGCCGCTTGAGGTACTGAAGGGCGCGTCTGCGGTGCCGGAAATCCCCGAAGATCATCACATCGAGATGCTTGATTGGGCCGCGTATTTGGCGCTGCGCATTGTCGATCACGATGCGGGCAACGTGGCGCGGGCCAACGAGTTTCGTGCTTCGTTCGAGGATCATGTGCGCAATGCACGTAACACCGCCATGCGGAAGCTGTTTGCCCCGACGCAGTGGGGCTTCGGTCGCAATGGCTTCAGCTGGGAGCGATAAACATGGCTGACCCCAAACTCACAACGCCCGGACCTTGGGAAACTGCCATCTTTCAGGCCGGTAATGGCGCGCTGCTTGGCTATCTCCCCGAGGTAGTCGAGTATCTTGGTGGCAAGGAGGGTGACGCTGAGCGTCTTCGGCAGGGCATGGCTCTGGGCGATGCCGCGAACCCCCGTGCTTCGACACTCGGCTTCGCTGGTGGTCTGGCTCTCCCCGGAGGCGTAGCCGCCAAGACCATGAAGTATGCCAAGCCCGCAGTCACGGCTGCTCTTGGATTGGCCAGCAATGCCGGTAAGTCCGCAGTCGCCAAAGGGCTGGGTAAGACCGCGCTCTCGCTGCTCGGTGCGTCCGGCCTCGGTGGTCTTGGCTACGGGTTGTTCGGCGGGCAATCGGCACCGCCCCCGGCAGCTGAGCAGACAGCTGAAGCCGCAGCACCTGCTGCACCGCAGCGCAAAGAGCCTGACTGGTACGACAACATGGCAGCAATTGCTGGTGTGGATCGTGGGACTATCAAAGAGATGGTGCGGCAAGACGGCGGTGTGCGCCTCGGTACGCTGCAGACCCTCAACGGCATGAAGTCTCGCGCCCCATCGTACCGCGACATCGCCATGTCGTACGTGATGGATTCGTTCGAGGGTCAGGCCGCGCAGGCACGCGGTAACCCTGAAGCTGAGGCTGAGGTTTATAGCCGTATGCAACGTACGCTTTCTGATATTCTTGGGGCCGACCCGATCCCCCTCCCTGTGAACGAGTAGTGCACCCCTAGATAGGGAGACGATTTGTGGCTTCGACTGACCAATACCCCGCCCTTGCTGACCTGATGGCTCGTGCCCCGTTGCGCCAACCCGCGACGAACAAGAGCGGTATCCTTGGCCCCGGTTTGAGCGCGGCTGTCGATCAGTTTCAGGCGAACACCGGTGTCGGTATTCGAGCTGTGGGCGACTTTATCGGCTCACAGACTGTTTCGGACATCGGTGCAGGTATTGCCGAACGTAATTTTGCGGAGATGGCGCGCGGTGGGCGCGCTGATCTGGAGTCATTTCCATCTGACGATCTGACTAAAGCCCCTGCATGGTTGGGCTATCAGCTTGCAAAGCAGGTACCCAATCTGGCGCTGACCGCGCTGGCTTACCGCTTTGGTGGCCCGCTTGCCGCGAGGTATATGCCTGCTGCTGCGGCTCAGGCAGGTGCTGCCGCCCCCCGCTGGATTGGTGGCGGTGGTCTGCGTGCCGGTATGACTGCAGCTGAGACTGCAGCTGCGAATGCGCGAGGCGCTGGCCTTGCAGCTGGTGTGCTGGCGCAGGCCCCGATCAACTACCCGCAAGCTGTAGGTAGTCTGTACAACGAGGCGATTGAGAGCGGCAACGCAGGCCCCGGTAAGGCGCTGTTGTCTCTTGCAGGCGGTGTCCCGTATTCGCTCGCTGAAGGCTTTGAGCCTGCTACTCTCGGTAAGGCGCTCGCGCGCACCGCAGAGAAGGGCTTCTTCAAGAGTGTGGCGGCAGGCGCGGTCACCAACGCGGCGCAGGAAACCCTTACGGAAGGCGCGCAGACGGCCATGGAGCAGGCATTCCGGCCTGACCTGTCTGTTCGTGAGCGACTGGCCAACGTGGTCTCTGGTGCGGTTACAGGCGGTGTTCTCGGTGGTGTGTTCGGCGGTGTCTCGGGTGGCATCGGCGGCATGCGCCAGCTCAAGACATCTGATCCGGCTACCATCGACAACCCGACAATTGCTGAAACGGTTGATCGCGTGCTCGCGCCTGTCAGCGGCGCGTCTCTCCCGCTGGAGGTTGACGAGCAGCAGGCCAACATGGGTGTGGGGCAGGAGGTTTTCGACGCCCGCACGCGTGAGCTGCGTCCGTTTGCAGGTCCCGAGACGGCAGAACTGGAGCAGCGCCTTGCAGAGGTAGAGCAGCGCGGGCTCCTGACGCGCGAAATGCAGACCGAGATTCCCGGTATGGCTCCGCCTGCCGCGAGTAGGCAGGACATGGTGCTTGCTCAGCTGCTCCGTCAAGAGCTGGGGCGTCGCGCTGCTGAGCAGCCGGTAGTTACACCGAATGCCGCCGCTGATCCCAGCACACAGCCAATGTTGAACGATTTGCAGCAGTCGCAGCAGGTCGAGATGTTCCCTGAGCAGCGCGGTACGCCTGCGCCCGAAGACATGGTAGTTGCCGCGCAGCGCCGCGCAGCGCAGGCCAAGGCCGCGCAGTACGGTCAGTCGCTGCTGGGCTCGTCCAAGGCACAAGGTGCGGCAGAGCTGCTGGCGCGTCCAGTGCGCGACGAACTCGACGTGGCCGCTAATATCGTTGAGGCCATCAATACGCGCGACGGCAGCGAGAACAGTACCGGCACACTCCCTATCTACCTCAAGAAAGCTGCGGTGCAGCTCGGGGTGATGGATACCGAGGGTCGGCTTCGCAGTGTCGAGAGCGTGCAGACAGAGCTTGCAGAAGCGCAAGCCGTCGCGGAAGACCGCTGGCAGCGCGCCAAGACCATGAACGTCGGTCAGGGTGAGGCGCAGGCCGCCCAGCGCAAAGTTGCCAAGCTGAAGGATACGCTTGCACAGGTGAGCGCCATTCAGACCCGTCTTGCTGAGCGCGCCAGCCAGAACCCGCCTGTCGCCCCTCTGAGCGAGAGCCAGCGCCTTTCGACGCCGGAAGAAACCGTCGCCACGCTGGCGACAGCCCCCGTGGTACCAATTCCGCCGACCATGCGGCAGATGTTCGATGTTCGCAGCTCTGGTGCACCGCTGCCGGTCGATGTGGTTGAGCCCCCCGCGCCTGTGCGAGATGCCTCTGGCATGCAGTACCAGTCGCTGGCAGAGCGGTTCCGCAGTCCTGTGGCACCTACACTGCAGCCCATATCGACTGCCCCTGTGGCTCCTTCCAGCCCCCTTGCGCAGGGTTCTCGCTTCTCGCCCGCAGGCGTTGCCACCAACCCCGAGCTGCCGACCAAGATCGTCACGGCAGAAAGCGTGGCCAAGGCTAGGGCCGAGGCTCGCGCTGCAGCCAAGGCTGCAGGCAAGGGCTCTCGTAAGCGGTCGCCCGCAGGCATCATCCTGCCGCCGACATACTCGCAGATGGCGGGCACCAGCTTTGCCTCGGCGGCTCCGGTGCCCCCGCGCCCCGCAACCGACATTCAGCCGGGCACCATGCGTGGTCAGGCGGTCAGTGATTTGGTCCGCGCCAAGTTGGAGCGGGTTGCCAACACCGACGAGGTGGGCCGCCCGATGCGGCAGGCCGCCTCTGAAGCTCTGGCCGCACTGGATGGCTTCCAGCCGGGAGCCGACACAACTGCTGCCCGCGTCTTGGCCGAGTATGCTGCGCTGACAGGTGACATTGTGTTCAGCCAGAAGAACGCTGGCCAGCGCACTCCGCCGATGACAGACGAGGCGTTCGAGCAGGCGCTGAAGCGCGCGGCAGCCAGTCTGCCGCCCGTCGCCCGGTCGTCGATCTACGTGGTCAACAACGCAAGCGAGCTTCCTGATGTGGTGATTCAGGCGGCAGCCATGCAGGGTATGCATCCGACCGATATTCGCGGTGTTCTTTACGACGGCAGCGTCTATGTCGTGCAAGACCAGATCGGCTCAGAGGCTGAGCTGCAGGAGGTCATCGACCACGAGGTGTTTGGTCACGGCGGTGCGCGAGCCCTGCTCGGTGACAAGCGTGGTCCGATCATGCAGACCGTGTGGCGCATGATGGGCGGCATGCCCGGCCTGACAGCGATGGCGCGCAAGTTCGGTGTCGAGAAGGCGCTGGCCGAGTACATCCCCGGCGTCGACCCCAAGACCGGTGTGCCGACCCGCGACCTCACACCTGCTGAGCAGGTGCGCCTCGTAGATGAGCTGCTGGCGCAGGTGCAGGGCAGCAAGGGCAAGCTTGGACTTATGCTCCGCGCATGGGTCAGCAGGTTCAAGTCGTTCCTGATCAACACGCTGCGCGACCTCAAGCTCGATACGCTGGCTGATCGCCTTGATACGTTTGATGCCAACGATCTGGCCGAGATGCTGACCCGTATGCGTCAGGCTGTCGAGTCCGGCGCGTCAATGAAGGGCGAGGGCGTGGAGTTCCTGCGGTTGACCCCGCAAGGCATGAACGAGAGCCTGCAGAACGCGTCCAAGACCGCCGACAACGTCTGGAACTGGGTGAGTAACGCCTCTCAGTCTGAGACGCGGCTCAAGCTCAACGAGTTCCATCTCTACACTAGCACGATCAGCCACATCGTCAGCTCATTCGGCAGAATGTTCGAGACGAAGGTTGGCAACCCGCTGCGCAAGTTCTGGGATGCGCACGTGATGCGTGGCGTGGCCGAGCAGCGCATGGCTCACGCGGTCGCCAAGAGCTACAACGATTTCGAGTCCTTGCTCAGCTCGAACCCCAAGGCTGCTGAGCAGATGAACAGCCTCATGCGCTACACATTTGACATGATCGACCCGCGCAAGCCGTGGTCTGACCATACATGGTTGCGCGACACCAAAAACCCGGCCAACGAGGCTCGCTCCAAGGCCAAGGTTGCAGAGGCAAACAAGCTTTACCGGGCGCTCAACGAGCGTAACAACCCGGAGGGTAATCGCGTTCTCACGTCTTACCAGAACTTCATCGACACTAACGAAGGCATGCACTTTGCGCAGCAGGCCATGTCACTGTTCAACCTGATGACCTCCGACAAGGAGATCGCGCAGGCGATGAAGGATGATCTGGAGGCAAATTACAAGAACCCGATGGACCGGTTCCTCCAGAAGACCGATACCTACGACAACACCAAAGCCACCCGTGATTTCTGGGAGACTGAGACGAAGGCGCTTGTCGAGAAGGCCGAGGCGTACCTAGCGTCGCAGAACGCTTTGGCGAACACGGTGGACAAGACCAGTGCAGCCAAGATCGAGAAGAACACATCGGCCCTCAAGGCCCGCCTGCGCACGATCAACTCCGAACAGCAGTCGATGAAGCAGGCTCCGTATTTCCACCTTGGCCGCTTCGGTGACTGGGTGCTGGGCTTCCACATCCCGGTAAAGAATGGCGCGGCTGATCCTGCAGCGATGGAGGCTATTGCAGCAAGGTTCCAGAAGGCCGGGATTGAAGGGATCGAAATCCCGAAGGACGCTACCCGCGCAAATGCTTTCATTCGGTTCGAGAGCATGGCCGAGCGCGAGGCTGCGAAACAGGTTGCGCTGGAGCTGGCCAAGGATGGTTTTGTACTGAATACCGCTGACAAGCCGGTCACCGCGTTTAAGCGGTCCGATGATACAGCCATGCAGGCATTCGACATCAGCAAGATGCCCCAGTGGGCTCAGGGCCTGATGGACAAAATCCGCGCCAAGGAGTTCGGCAAGATCGAAGGGCTGAGCGAGGACGAGAAGCGATTGGTCAGCCGACTGAACAGCGAGTTTGAACGGCATGTCTCGCAGTACTTCTTGGACCTTCTGCCGGATACGTCAATCACCAAGGTGATGGTGCAGCGCAACAACGTGCCGGGCTTCTCCACCGACATGATGCGATCTCAGTTGTTCCGGGCGCAGATTGCCGGGCGCGCGCTGGCAAACCTCTACGCTGCAGGCAAGATGGCTGAGGCTCGTGCAGGCATGCTGGAGCAGGCCATGGACGCCCGTGGCGATCTTGACTCTGTGCGTGCGCAGATGAAGCAGAATGTGGTGTCGGAGCTGTTCCTGCGTGATGCGCAGCGCCCGCACATTGAGAAGAACACGTTCGTCGATGCGGCTCGCGCCATCAACCACGCATACTTCCTTGGAATGACGCCTGCCTACCCGGTCGTCAACCTGACGCAGATCGGTGTGCTGCTGTGGCCCGAGCTGTCGAAGCGGTTCGGCTTTGTCAACTCAGCCAAGGCTATTGGCAGGGTGACGCCCACGGCGCTCAAGGTGCTGGGTGCAGTATGGAGCGAAGCCCGCAAGAGCGGCTGGAAGAACCTGCCAGATGCGTCGATCAACACGCAGGTGCTCAAGGCTGCCGGGCTCAGCGGTTCGCAGGCCGATTTCATCATGCGTGTCGTCAACTCGGGCATTCTCGACATCGGTTCGCAGTCGCGTGAAATCGGGCGTGTTGTCGAGGGCCAGCAGTACTCCAAGCTGGACAACGCCCTGCGCTGGGCGTCCTCGTTCGGCTACTACTCGGAAATGCTGTCCCGCCTCGTCGCGGCGCTCTCGGCCCGTGAGCTGCATGGCGGCTACGACGAGAAGATGTACCAGTACGTTGACGACACGGTGCGCCAGTCCATGCTCTCCTACGAGACATGGAACCAAGCGCGTGCGACCGGCAAGCTGGGCCTACTCGGGCAGTACACGCCGATTATGACCAGCCTCATGCAGTACACCTTCCAGCTGACTGAGAAGCTGTATCGCGAGTTCCACACCGGCTTCATGGACAGCACCATGAGCAAGGAGGAAAAGGCCGCTGCCCGTACCTTCCTCGGCACGCATCTCGCAGCCATTGTGGCGCTAACCGGCACGCTGGGCATGCCTATGGCCTCGGTGTTCGCCGGGGTGTTCGACGCACTGGCCAACACGCTCTGGAAAGATGATGACGATGAGCCGATGAACATCCGCGTGGCTTACCGCAATTGGCTGACAGATGTGTTCGGCGACACTGTGGGCGACATGCTGGCTCGCGGTGTTCCCCGCATCGCTGGCGTAGACATCTCGGCTCGCGCAGGCGAGCAGGACCTGCTGCCCTACGCGCACATCTTCAGCAAGCTGCTCACCGACAAGCGCGAGTGGAAGGACAAGGTTGCCGAGGACACGTTCCGGTCGCTGGGCGCACCGATCAGCATGGCCAACAGTATCATCTCGGGCGGCGACCAGTTCCTAAACGGCAACTACATGGATGGTCTCATTGAAATGATGCCCCCGGCCATCAAGGGACCGCTGAAGGCGGCCAAGCTCAGCGCGGATGGCTATACCGACCAGAAGGGCAACAAGATTCCGACGATGACGCCGGGCACCGTGGATGTGCTCTGGCAGGCGCTGGGCTTCAACCCGGCGAACAACGCCGAGTATCAGGAGTCCAAGAACGACCAGCGCATCCTGCGCGGTGCTATGATCAGCAAGGCGTCGCAGCTTCGTGAGAACTTGGCTAAGGCCATCGAGAGCGGAGACATGGAAGCAGCCCGCGACTACATGCGTGAGGCAGAGGCGTTCGATGCCAAGAACCCGCAGTTCCAAGTGCTCAAGTCGATCAGGCAGGTGCTGCGCTCACGGGCGCGTGAGCGCGAAATATCTAGTCAATCCGGTGCTCCGCTGGGGGTCAAGCCTGAGTTGGCAGACCGCACGCGCTACGGGATCGCCAATTGATTTTCTAATAAGGTTCTAGTAGGTTCACACCACACGGGATTCCAACGATGGCTGCATCCACATATGACATCCTCATTGAGCAGGGCGCGACGTTCCAGCTGAACCTCGTGTGGAAGGATAGTCTTGGCGCACCTATTAATCTGACAGGTTATACTGCACGGATGCAAGTTCGGCAGAAGTACTCGGATACTGTTCCGCTGCTAGATTTTACGACAGCAAACGGTGCGATCACGTTGGGTGGCACGCTGGGCACCATTCAGGTCATTGGTTCAGCGACGCTTACGGACACGCTTACTGTCAAGTCCGGCGTCTATGACCTTGAGCTGGTGAGTGGCACTGGCACGGTAACGCGCCTCATTGAGGGGGCTGTCACGATCACTCCACAGGTGACCCGATGA